GGGTGTTTTGGAAGTAGGGATTTTCCTTTCCCCAGATTGTTACTGTCCTGTCATGTCTGCCAAGCGAAGGGGGGACTAGTCCCTCCGCCCTAAGATCCCTACGTTGGCTCCGAGACCTTTTATTTTTAAGGTTTCGCTCGGGTTATTAGTAGGTTATCTTCGTATCGGCGCTTCTGACACGCAGGCTCACCGTGGGCCTGTTAGTCGATTTGTAACAATCTCTGGCGTTCGATTTCCAGAACTCCAACATCCACGACCGGTGGCGGTCTTATTCTTGCATCGACTTCTAGTCGGGAGGGAATGAATTCCCGCATCGTGCGAGACTTCATGGGTTTCAAGGGGGTTCGCAAGGCCTTGGAGAACAACCGTCGGAAAGCTTGTTGAAACTGCTTCCACAAAACGGAGTCGGGAGGGTTAACTGTCCATACCTCCCCTTCCTTCAATTCCTTGGTGTATCGTTGTAATGCGTTATACAACAGACCCCCACCCGCCGGTGTCTTCACCGACTCCCTAGGTCGTAACTTTGCGGTCCCATCTCTCACCATCTGTAACAGCTCTCTCAGAGCGGTCTTGCTGAAGGAGCAGGATTTCTTTCCCACTCCCACCGCTGCCATCTCCAAGAGGTACGCATCAAGGGGGCGTGTTGACAGATAGGCGGCGAGAATCCTCGCCCCCCGAGATGGGGATCTTCGCAGATCCAACCCTAGTCCCCCGAGTGCCTCGGGGACTACCCAGTCCATTCCACCAGGCAGCTGGGTGAGTAGATGTTGGTGGCTCGAGATGAAGTACGAGTCTACAAGGTCCCGATCGTACGCTCCGCCCAAGAGATTATTTAAATCCCTCTGGCGTGAAGCGAGCGAATTGAGACTATGTGGAGCCGTCTCCATCTGGCCTACAAGATTTCCTTCATCAAAAGTACCCTTCGGTTGCAAACCGAATAAGAGAGCACCATTAACAAAGGGAACTTGTTCCCAATACCTAAACCTACTCACCAAGCGACGATTGGCAAAACCATCATCAACTTCTAGCCGCATTTCCTTATCCAGGAACATAAGCGAGTTTAAGATGATAAATTTCGGGGAGGTATAGTTCTTCCCGACACTCTTCACTAAGCCAGCCTTAGCCGTGGCGTAGGACCAGAGGGGATAATCGGACTCCCGAATTGGGAATCCGATATCATCTCCATTCACTAACAACCTGGCCTTCTGCAAAGAAAGAGGTCGGCCCTCTGACAATTCCATAACCCGTCGGGTAACCGCAAGGTTAACCAAACACAAGATAGGAAAAGAAAGAGGGGAACCCATTAATTGTCCCCAGCGTTGGCGTCCAAGGGAGACTTCTCTCCCTTCCTCATCTCCCCGTTTTATCTCGTGATTTACGAGACAATCGAGGAAGAGAC